TGGTCCTGGATTTCTCCAAGATAGGGAAATAAATTTCCCTATTTTAGTTCTACCGTTCACCCTAACGGGCTATATCCTCAGAGAGGAAGCGGTACAGGCGTGACAGGACCACATACGCCTGACATGGATTCAGATAGAGAGAAGGCTAACCACCTTCTCAAAATCTGTTTTTCCCGAAGTAGACCCAAACGAGTCCAAGACTTCGAGAAGCGCCGAGTTACTGGTGTCCATGCTGTCACCGTAAAACGTGCTTATTTCTCCTGAGTTCTCAAACACAACAAATGTGTTTTTGAAACTCCACAACTCATCAGTATCACTTTTCCTAGTGAAACCGACCGCTAACACAGTTGTTAGCCCCTCAATACAGCCACAAACGCTGTTCAAGAAAGTTGTCAGAGCGGGTACTGTTAAACAACAGTAATCGCTCGAAGGAGTTTTATTTATACTAGATAAATTACCACCGTCAGGGTACCTCCTCCTGAAGTACTCCATGACTGAATCTACATCAAGAAACTTTATAAAGTTTCCGTTATTTGTAGCTACTACATTACCTAAATTATCCAAGAACTGGAAGAGTTCCCGGTATTTATTCCTATCATTATTATTCCCCACGCTAAGCTTATCGTAGAAAAAGGATAAACGCTCGGGCGGCATAACAGTCGCATAAACGCCAGCGTTCCGTAAATAAAATATCTCATCACAAGTTACAGGAAGCTTTTCCTTCACTTTAGACAAGCACAAAGTAACCTCCATATTTTCAAACGAAAATAGTAGAAGTCACAGACTTCACCTCCTGTTACCCAGGAAGATGTCCGGAGCCACCCTGGTGTCTTCGTACAGATTGTGTGTAGCTCTGTTGCTATTGGAAGGTTTATTGATAGCAACCATCTTGCCTAACTCAGCTGCCAGTGAAGCGTCATAACCGAACAGTCTTGCATCAACATGCAGACAGTCTGGCGAGTAAGGATAGTAGTTAGGCGGCACACCGTGAGAAGCGCAGATCTTCGTGTTCACCTCCAGTTTGCCTGAGGATATCCCTTGCACTATCGCTGCCGTGAATGCTCTTCCAAATTGTCTAGGAGTGTTTTCGTAACCGAAAGACCCTATAGAATTGTCTAGAGCTGTCTTTATCTCATCATGGGCAACTGTCACTTCCTTACCATCATACTTACCGGTTATAGTCCGATTGGAAGAGCTGGACACCTTAGGAGACGTTGAGTGCGTTATGAAATCCTGAAAGGATTGCATCAAGAACTGTACCTGATGCTTATCACTCTCAGATATCCCTTTTGATTTCCCCAAGTTCCAGAGAGCTCTTGCCCCAATCACTTTATGTTTACCTGACACAACACCAGGTATTGTGACATTAAACAGCCTAGGGAGCTCCAGCCTAGACAAGTCTAGTACACCGTTCGAGCTATTGATTAATGCTTCGAAAGTGTCCACGGTTGTCCTACCTTGTATCACGGGAAGGGATTGTATCTCCTCCAAGTCGGCCTTCTCCTTATCTTCTCTAGCCTTCCGCTCAGCCTCTGTTTCATGAGTTGGTGAGGTTGTCGGTAATGCCGGAGCAACGTTCTGCGACACACCAGACATCTGTTTCTATATGAAGAGTCTAAATCACAAAACAAGAAAAGGGTAGCTTAAATAAAATGAAACACATTACACTCACTGAGTGTAGACCATTTACCCTATAAGTTTCTTGACCATTGCCTTTTCGATTCCGCCGATACCGGCGGAACTGGCAAGGTAATCTACTGGATTTCCTTTTCTCGCGCCCAAAAGAAAACCCCTAACCGGGGTATCTTTTGACCTAAACCTATCCAGCAGTCGTGTTTGACACTTCAATTCGTGGTCAGACAGCAACTTCGGGTCGACAAAACCCACGAAGTCAAAATTCATGTGTGCAGGAACATCTTGCACATCCTTCCACTTGGCAAATGAACCGCCAGTATCCTTCAAAAACATGTAAGCCACGTCCGCCAGGGGAGCACACCACGCTCTCTCTATCTCCGGAATAGTTCCTTGGTACTTTGAAAACACCTCATCCACACCAGAGAAATCCACCTGTTTGACTTCATTTTTAATCATATAGTCTAATTTAGCAGGCAGATTCACATATCTCAAAGCATTTGTTCTGTAATGTATATATCTCTGTAACAATATCAAAACTGCTTGAGTGTATGTCACATCCATAGACAAGTTTCTGTTCAGGAGTGCTCCAACCAACTTCCTTGTCAGCTCTGAATATTCCGAAACAGAAAATCTTGAGCCTATCCTCATCAGCAACCCGCCCGTGGTGTTTCTTTGGAACCTAGGAGTCAAAACTTTGGCGTCCCCCCTGAATACCTCCCCTTTCAACAGAGTGCCAGAGCTGAGTGCAGCGTCTAAGTCTATATCTTCTTTGAACGGTATCAAACCATCCAAAAGCTTTCTGACCTGAGCTTGTACGTACACCAAACTGTCTATGCGGTCTTCAAACGAGTCTGCAAAAACTGGATACTTCTTGAGGCAACTCAGTATCGTCCATTGCACTCCGGGAAGGGATAAGGTCTCCTTTACGATTTTGTTATCAAAAATAAAAGACGCAACGGTCTCTATTTCTGTCTGTCTCGTCTTGAAGAACACGCCCTCCACTGGATCTCCTTGTTTGTTCTTTCCTCTCAAATTTAGAGTAGCCAGTTTCCTCTCATTCGAAGTCACATCTGAACCAACGTCCAGAAGTAAACTACCCTTCCGCACAGCCGCTACAGGCAATGACGTCATACCCATAACTTCATCCTTAGTTGGTAACCTTCCCAAATAGTTCCCGATACAAAATATTAGATCTTGGGTATGTTTTGTTGGCTTTCCGAACTCAGCTGCTTTCTTTTCAGCTTCAACTCTTGACACCTTGAAAGGAAACTTAGATGTCTCGGTAACTGGTTTGCCAACCCTACTCAATTTGTCTGTAAACACAGACATGGGAGTAGCCACTGCAGATTTTATCTCACTCGCCAGAGGATAGTAGAGATGCGCGAGTGCGTTGTTAGAAACAATGTAATTCGCCAACAAATGACGACCCCACCCTTCGGAGTCGGGCCAGGCTCCAACGGCTCCGGAAACACCATTGTACCAGGTGTTGCAAGAATAATTACCTAAAGAAAATCTGCCAGAAATAGCAGAAAACCTTAAATCTAAATAATTTAAAACTTCATCGGCAAACGCATCCACGTCGTTTTCACCTTTGAATGTTCTCAGCAGATTGACGAACCCTTCATCGCTCTTCGACACCCGAACGTATGTGCTAGTCGCAGACAATGCCATTCTTAATATACTCCTCTCTCCGCGCTGCCAGGTCTTTAGTGCTTAAAGATGGCTGGTTCAGGATCTTGGAGTAAAACAGTTTTATATCGTTGACCTCAGGTTTGATTCTTTTATCATCAGAACTCAGAAAAACTTCTGAGTATTCCTCGTCCAAGGGTCTCTCTGGCACTACTTCATTGATTAAAGGCACGCCATTCATGGTCACATCCAGTCTACCATCCTCCGAAATTTTGAACTCATTAACATAAGTTCGTCCGCCTGGGAACTGAGATGTTCTCAAAGGTGCCGAATACGTCCTTGCGTTCTCATTTATGAATGAGGATTCACCTTCATGCAACACCACACCGGTGTTGTAAGTAGGCATTTTGAAATTCACTGCCACAGTAGACGGTATCGGATGCCCTTTTGGGAAAACTGTTATTGCCTGCAACGGTTGCCTTTCATCAGATAAGCTGTTAGACACACAGTCTATCAACCTATATCTAGAGACACCAGTAAAAGTCTGAGCGTATATGGCTGCCCCTATAGCTACCGCTGCTCTGTAAGTCTCTTTATCGAATATCACCCTGGATATTTCCTTTAGTCCAGCCACGGAATTTCTTACACCAGGTAACACCGATGAACCTCCTATTAACACAGCCACACAGCTGGTGACACCATTCCGTTTCAGCAATCTCTCTATTATCGCTCTCGCCCTTTCTACGAAAGGCTCACACAGACTTCTAAATTGTTGGTTATCAAACCGCAGCGTTTTCACCTCCCCCGTCTTTGTCAACACCCTTCTGGTAGTTGAAAGAGGGTTATCCACCATGTCTATTTTCAAGGCCTCCATAGAGAAGGGATCTAACGAGCTTTCACTTATATTAAGTTTGTTGACAACCACGTCCAGAAGAGCGTTGTCAACATCTCTCCCTCCCAGATAATTGTCCCCCAGGGAGTCGACGACACAGACGTAGGATGACCCAACGGCCATCAAAGAGGCGTCGAAAGTACCTCCTCCGAAGTCGTAGACAACCATGTACTCTATGGAATTCTTGTCCACGGTGACAAACGCACTTAAACCCGCCGCGGTCGGCTCGTTCACCACTGCTTGCACTTGAATTTTAGCCAAATTACAACCCTGGAAAATGAAGTTCCTCATGTAGGAGCTATACTCAGCAGGCACAGAACACACAGACAATTTCACAGCACTACCAGTAATTGACACGGCCATCTTCGCCAAAGCGGATACGAACATACACGCCAAAGCGATAACGCTCCTGGTTTTCCCTTTCTCTCCAGAAGACGGACCAATGTAAGCTGACCAGTTTTTCACTATGACCTCAAATTTAGGTTTTAGCTTTTTCTTGTACACTTCGGCATTGAATTTGTTCATACCAAAATATCTTTTTATGTCCCGATAAACGAGTACATCCTTTTCTAGCAAAGCCCCCAAACCTATTGTGTATGTTCCGTCTTTTCGTATACCAACTACCGTTGGTATATACACGGTGTCACTCTCAGGAACACAACCGTCCACACCTCTGCCAGCAGAAAAGCAGAGTGTTGAGAATGTGGTTCCGAAATCAATACCCACTTCCATTTTATGTTGGTGGAGCCGGCCCTCTCACGGTATTGTAAAACACTTTCTGAACGACCAAAGCTAAGACAGCGAAGAACAATATTATCAAGATGAATGCGCAGATTTGGAAAACCCAGTTAAATTGTGAAAACAGATCCAACATCTATTTACCTTTCTCAAAAACACCAGTTGATGAGCTAGGGTTATACAAAGAAAACCACAATCTCTTGAATTGCTCTGGATTGCTCCTTAATGAATTAACTGCACAAAATGCAGCATACGCATTACTGGACCTAGAATATTTCAAGGCAAATTGGTCTACCAAGTTCTCCAAAACAATATTGTTACTGTAAGCCTTAGTCACATCGAAGAACGATCGCCAGTTTTCCTTGAGCACTTTGTCACTTGCAGGCCTCTCTTTACCTAACTTGACGAAAAGTTTCAATGGATCAGGCACAACATGTGTTTTCATCCCGTCTGTGACCAGAAACTTACCACAAAAGTACATGGCAGTCGATTCAAAAAATTTTACATCAAAATCGAACTTCGTCTCATAGACGTCAAACCGTATGTTGGGTTTGTTTCTGTACACCAAAAGCGAATCGTCTCCAGCGAAACAACATGCTGAAAACTTTTGTGGATCGGTGCTTTGAGCGAGCAAACACATATTTATGACAGTATTCCCTATCCAGGTGTTTGCTGCCCCAGTTCTTCTTTGGGAGAAAATTTCTGCTGAAAAGCTTTTTGAACCAGTTGTAGCTCTGCCGTAAAATTCGGAAGCTGCCCAAGTGTCCAGTATGTGTTGGTCCAGGCCCAGCCTTCTGTATACTTCCAACTCTATGGCTTTTGTGAAAGTATTCTGAGACTTATCGTATTTTGAGATGTCCACTTCGTCACATTTAAAATTCGCCAAACTCTCTCCTCCCAGAGAGGCATCCAAACAGGTGGCAAAATCTTCAAAAGAAAGACCATTGAACAAAATTATGTTCGGAAGGCAGACACTCCTCAATCTATTCACCAATTCACAAAACACACTGGAGAAGTGGGCACATACCAATCTGTCGTGAAAGACGATATTTTGACCCGGTGCGAATTCTTCCAATGCTTCTACATCTCCCTTGAACTTGACATCAGCCTTTACCATCAGCTTGAACCTGTTCAAGTCTTGGCCTGGTATATCCGGGTTCTCTAATGCTCTATCCAGACCACCTCTCCCCAGCGGTGTTCTTGACGCATACCAATCACTTAAATCCTTCGAGTTAACTGTGACTTTGTCGCTCATAAGCATCTCAGCTTTAGCTGCGTCAGTATAACATTCGAAAAATCGATCAACTATTGCGGAAACTTCACGCGTGACGTCTGGATGCCAAGATTTCGATTCTCCACAAAAGTTCCTCTTTTCGTAAGCCAAGATGTTTGACTTCAAAGTATTTTGTCTTTTTGTCATGACATGGGACCTCACACGAGGTATATTTTTATAGAAGACGGGTGCTTTGATTGTTATGTCATTGTCTGAGAAGGTGAAATCTGAAATGTTCGTTATGAAGTCGGATGTTTGAAAACCGTCCTCACAATTCACGAAACTCAGAGATCCCACTCCCGGAACAATGTCATCTAGTAGCCCTTGAATTGCTTCTAAATGACTTCTAGGTGGTCTAGAACCACCGGACCCCAACACACCGTCAATCAAACCAGTCATGACATACATGCTAAACATGATGCTGAACAACAAAAGACCTCGCCACAGACGATTCCAATTTTTCAATCATTTTGCAGTCGGCACCTATTCCTTTCGACATTTTGGTTGGTAAACAAACAAACTGCAAAGAAACAGTATGTCTAGTTAACGCCACCAGTCTGTGGGGAAAAGAACTAAATACGGCATCATCTGCGGCTTTTGTTCTGACTAGTGCAACTCTGGCATAAGTCTCTCCTTGGCTCTCCGCCACAGTTCCAATTAACTCTGTGGCCTTCTCTCTGTCACCGAAACCGGCGGCTTGAAACTTCGATATCAAATCGGCCTTTTCCATTTGAGTGAATGTCATTACCCTGTCAACATTTTTCATGAAATCTAACTGATTTGGTGAGAATGGGAGTATGGACACACTCTTTAGAGGCCTCTTATCTTTAACTGTTGTTACTTTTCCAGAGTACAACCTGCCTCCAGGCTTCAAGTAGTCCACGGTGGACATCCAATAACAGATGTCGGCTGGGCACCTGAAAGTCAACAATTTCTCCGTGTACTGACCAGCGGACGTCTTTAACATGCTCATTGTGTCCCGAAAGGATTGGGGGTTCCTGTTAATGAATGGGACTTGTCTTCTATCGCCATAGAAACTCAACGACGAGGGGTTGGTGATAGCGGCAATTAAAATACACAGTCCTGCATGGGACATGTAGCATTCATCTATCATGACGCTTTCTACATCTTTTGCCGAAAACTTTCCTCCCGAAAAGATGAAGGAATCTACTGTCATGACAACCACTTTCTTGTCTCGGATGTCCGACTCCCAATAATCATTTAGGGATTCAGCGGCATTTCTGCTCGACGTCAACACCAACATTAGCCCCTTCGAAGCTTTGTTATCTGCGTGGCACTTCATCAATAGTTTGATTTCATGAGTCTTACCAGCCCCAGGAACAGCATTTATGAATTTACAGCCAACTATCCCTCTCTCTATGTCAGCCGACGAAAGTATAGACAGCATCTTAAAAATGCCTATACACCTCCTCAAAGGGAAAGACATATTAGCAGGAGATAAGTACAGCACACTGTCTGCTGTTCGCAACATTTTGTCATTGCTGAATACCAATTCCTTACCGGTTATTGATCCGTACATTGAGTTTATACCATCAGAGAGTAACATCTCCGGGTTTTTACAGACTTTCACCCTGTCTAGGTCGGGTATACTGGAAGAATACACTTCACGCTTTTTCCCAACCAGAATTTCCGGTTGGTTCAAAGCCTTCTGTAATACCGACACTTCTTTATGCAGTTCGTGAAGATTGTATAGATATGCTTCGATCACTGCACCTACATTTCCAGAGTTGGTGACATAGTGTTTCATGTTTTTGTACGATTCAACTTTGAGGAAATCTTCAAAATCCGATATATCCACTCCTGTTGAGTCAGAACACAGACTCAACATAGAACATGACTTCGACTTAACAGTCGATGACATAACCAGTGATGTTTGCGGTCTCAAAGACAATGGTTTTCCTTCAGAAGACGGCTTTACTGCCTTCTTCACATGTTCAGCTCCAAAGGAGCCGTCTCCATCTCTCACAACCAATGCTAATCCATGGTTAACCGGGTTTAAGGATTTTATCACCTCTGTGGATCTGAAAGTCATGCTCACTCTCACGGTTGCACAAGTGACAGAATGCTGGTGAGACACCTGAAATCCAAACGGCATCATAAACCAGCATGGTTCCCTCATTAGAACTTCCCCTGAACCGCTGTAACACCTTATTGAGAACATTCCTTCTCCAGAGACGTGAATTGTCAAGATCGGATTGTTCTTTGGGTACACTGCCTCATTATCTTTGTGATACGGTATGCCAGCACCGGTAGCGTACCTCTGAACCAGGCAGTGATTAAAGGTTGCTGGATTCAAACCAGTGTTTACAATGTATTTGTTTAGCACATTCGGCCAACCTCTTGAATTGTGAGAACCTCCAACGTAGCTGTAAGGATCTCCATTTCTGCTGTAGAACCAAGCTTCACGCCCGTTCAATTTATCTCCACCAATCAACGGAAGTGGAGCTGGCACAGTAAACGGTTTGACATTAATGTCTATTCCACAACTGCATGTGAGATGACTTTCCTCACACGACACCTCCTCAATAGGTTGTTCTGATGAATCTGAGGTGGTATCTGTCTCACACGTCGGCTCCTCTACGAATGCAATCTCATGTTCTGATTCGGAATCTTCAGAGTCGGTTTCAGAAATCGACTCTGACTTAGCCGTCGTATTCTCTTTTTCTTTATCTTCTGTACCGAAGATTTCAGAATTAAAATTCTCCACCAGTAAGTCGATCTCGGCCTCAGATAGTTGTGAAATATCAGCCTTCATACGGGTATCGCCCGTTTTCTTTCCTTCTGCGTCAGATAAAACATCATCAACAGTAGCCTCAAGATTTTCCTCAGAAAATATGGCGTTTCTTTCTTCATCCAACTCAATATAAGATGGAGTTGGTATTCTTGTCGGCTCAGTTTGAGCAGCGGGCTCCTCCGTATTACAAGCCTTCGAAACTTTCACCACAGGCTCCGCCTTCTTTTCCTTTTCTTTTAGGGTGGCTTCAGCCCTGGTTTCGCTTATGTGCTCATCATTAATCACAATACCGCAATCACCAGTGGATTGTTTTGAACTTTCTTTTCTCCGTTTATCAGCCGTAGCAACTTTGGGTTTTGCTGTTTCGGCCTTTTTCGAGCCTGACGATTCCCCGACTTCAAACTTCACTGGCCTCTTCTCCAATTTAGCATTCTTCAAATCTTTGATGTTTGATCTGAAGTTGTTTATCACTTCTTCAACATCAGAATTAATCTCAAAATGGGAAAGCTTCGGATCCACATCGGCAACATCTTTGACTGTGGGCTCATCTACCACTCTCTTCTGCAGAGCGAAGACTGAAGACATTATATCCATATTCCTTTGAAGCAAAAGAAAGTTGCTCAGCACCTCAACTTTGTTCAGAACGGTCGGCTCTCTGTAAGTGTTGTAGGCGCAATTCAGGATGTTCGAGAACATCATCCCTATGCATACCTCTCTACAGTCCTCGACGGGCATCATCAAGAAGCTTAACCTAGCCAGATTCTTCATGACTGCCCCCAAAATAATAGAGCATATAAAAATCGGCCTCTTCACTTTTATAGATTCAATAAAACATATTGCCCTGTTACTGAAGCCCAACAGTTTCTCTCTTACTGTCTTTGATGCCAAAAGTGTTATCAGTGTGGCAGTCGCTAGTGGAAACAAAGGTAAACCTTTTAATTCGCTTAAGACTTTGTTCAAGATTAGCCTGGCGGCAGAAGACTCGTTTAACCACCCCTTTGGTGGCTTCAAACCCATATATTTCAGACCGCATGCTATCCTAGTTTTCAGCCCGTTTATGATGTTATCAGACACATTGTTCTTCCAGTCTGTTATGTTCTCCACCACACAGGTCTTCGTCTCCACGAACACATTAAAGAGTCGCCCGAAAAAGGATAAGTCTATAAACCTCACAAGACTTTCCAAGAAACCTCCGAACAAGTTCTTAACGGCACTTGCCCCTTGTTTGAGAGGTGATTCCTTCTTCTTCCCTGAGGTGAAGAAATTCCCGGGATTGAACAATAGTGGAGTTGCCACCGTCTTCAGCGCTCTAAAAATAATCTTAAAAAGCTCGATAATAGCGCACATCATTTTCGAGTTTCTCGAGTTTCTGCAGGCTAGGTCAAGTTTTCGTATTATCCTCCAAATTTCAGCGAGGATAGACGAACCAGTCTTTTTGGAAGCCTTCTTCGGCAGAATGAAATCATACCAATTCCCTCCGCCACCCTTTAGCGCACCCTTCTTCTTGGGTTTCTCCTGTATTTCCCCTCTGACCTGCTTTCTGGACGTCGGAATTGGATCTTCGTCCTCTTCCACTGTTATCTCCTCTTCTTCCTCAATCACGGGCTGTGGTGCAGACAACAGCGTCAACTCTTTTACAGCATTCAAAACGTCAGCCAACACTTCGTTCTTTAGCTGTCGACTCCCCGCCTGATTGGAAGTCTCCGTCGCGATAACATCGGCGCAGTCAACTATTAGAGCCGGCTCATCTAATAGTTCATCAAACTTTGCCTTGAGCTTCTTTGGCAAGAGCTTTCTAATGAAAGAAATGAGGCTGGAGATTAACTTTCTCGGTATAGACAGAATACTTCCCAAAAGTTTGCTGAAGAATCCTGCATTCGCTCTTTTTGTTTGCTCAATGGTCCTCCTTCTCCTCTTCACTGCTTCTTTCAAGAATGTTCCTGGCAGCTCAACGATTACATCGTTAGAAATGTCCACTTTGTTGTGCACGATCTTAGAACCCACGATCATCATTGTGGTCTGTGATCTGATGTTAGACAAGACGTACTCGTACGTTCTGTCATCAAGAGAATTGCACACATTGGCGGAATAACTGAGGACTCTCCTGACGAAGTCCCTATCCATCACCAACTTTAGATTGACGATCTGATCGTCATCCAGCAGTCTTTGAACGGTTACCTCCGATTTGTTTTTCAACCAGGCCTCAAAGCATCTTGTCCCCGCTCTCGTATTAGAATTTGTGGACAGTGCTACTTGGAAGTCCATGTAAGGTCCATTCTGATTGAGAAGCTCCACTGAATAAACCAAACCAGACTCTGATCTGAGTGAGCTGGTTGTTATGAACGACAAGACATTGTCCAGATTATGAGTATAGCTATCTGATGTGTTTGCTATACTATATGTGAGGACGCGTCCATTGCGGGTCACCACCACGTTGGTCGCCGGATGAACAACAACACCATCACGGTTAATCAATTCAGGTGGAAACATGAAACAGCACCTGGCTATGAGAGATCCCTTCTTCTCCATCGCTTTCACGAGCGAGGACACAGACAGATCGTAGACATCCACCATGATTATTGCAGTGGATTTGACTGAGCAATTTGGAACAACATCGTGGCAGAATGTTATGTTGTTCAGTGTTTGCAGCCTTTTTGCAAGCATATTTGCGTCTTCGCATTTTGTCTCGACACCATTGAAAAGTGCTATGGCGCTCCTGGTCTGTCTAGCAGCATCCTTCATGTCTATCAATGGTAGACACACATGAGTGTTAGAGCAGTCTGAAAATACTGCGGCCGACAGGTTACCACCTATATCGGACACGGATACACCTCTGAAGGCCTTGTGGTACAGTTTATTAAAGCATTCCCTCATAGCATTCAGCAAGCTGTGGGGGCTTCTGGGGGCCATACCATTGCCTAAGTACGATAGGCCAAAATAACCTTTCAGCAACTCAAACTCCTCAGCATTGAGATGTTGAGAGACAGACAGTTTCTCCGTTCGTGATGAATTCAACGAATGAGTTAGCGCCTTGTCAAACAAACTGTCTATGTTGTTTTGGAAATTCGATGTTTCCTTAAGCACCGTTCTTCTAAGGACGCTATCGACAGCAGTCCTGAGCAGAGGGTCGGCTTCACAATCTTCCCAAGTTGTTATCTCGGAACTCGCATTTTGGGGTTCAGCCCCTACCCAGACATTAGGAAACTTTATGTGCTTCCTTCCCTTCGGATCATAATGATAGTATTTGCCCGATTTCACAATTGGCACAGGACCAAATTTATCGTACAGGGCAAACAGTCTCACCAACCCTCCTGTTGGATACTGAGAGATTGGTATATCGGAAGAGGTGTAGAGCGGCAGCCAGCAGAAACCCCTATCCCCTCTAAAATTTCTGTTCTTAACGGGGTCGAAAACTGTGACGTGCTTCAAAGAACTTTTTCCCTTGGCCCAGTCATTAGACACAAACTCGGCTAGGGTTGGGAAACGAGACTTCAAGAAGCACTTGGAGGTTTTAGAGTCCCCCAATGATAAATACATGCTTTTGTTGCTTCCTGCAACTCTCCCATAGAACCAGACTGGTTCATTGACGACTACTTGTCCGACATAGTAGCCTTGAGGATTGAAAAAATGAATCTTTCCCTTGTTACCTATCAGGAAAAGATGGTGCATTGCTTTCAAAGAGTCACCCACAATACGGGATTTGACATAAGAGATGGCAACATCGTTAGCATTGTGGTTCAGATTATCAAGCAAGTCGCACAGACGCTCTTGCATCCTCAAAGACAATTCAGAGGGAAAGATTTTTTGTTTCCTGATATCAGCCACAGACCTCACAGCCTGAAGATTGATTTCATTCTTGTTAGGAACTGGGATATCACTCCTCCTTTTGATCCCTCCCCAGTTACTGTGTTTGAGGTTTGTGTTGACCGCAGGTGTAACACTAGAGTGTTTGGCAGTCTGTACTCCAGAGTTTCCGACATTGGCCTGAACGGGTGCGGTTCTGGAATTTGTGTTGGATGGTCGGACTGCTGTCTTAACCTCAGGTTTGGTCCCAGAGGTGGAAGCTTGTGATTTTTGTGGTGCGGGCACTTTGGCCGCTTCTGACAGGGAAGCTGTGCCGAAACTGAAGAGTTTCTTTTGCCCATCCTCAGAATGTTTCAGCGGAGATTTGGGTGGGGAAACAACGTTGTGCTTTGCTGCCTCCGCTAAATCAGTGAAGGATGTATACACCTTGGGCAGTGAGAAAATGGGCCCAGAAGAAAGGGAGCTGTGGTACGAGCAGGAAGAAGCCGAAGAGCTTCTTGGACTCACAGACGTTGGTGAGCCTTTCCTAGAGGTGGGTTTGGCGACTGGAAGTTTGCTTGTGTAATTAAGCAGCATGGCCGGTGGATCTAAAGATTGCAGCCAATTACCTTGTTGGAAGGTTGATCGGGGACTTGTTGAACGTCTACCTTTCCTTTCC